TAGCCGTCTCGCGGGCCAGGTTCGCAGGGCTCGAGGTCGCCTACCTGCCGGGTCTGGCCGAGCGTATGAGCCGGCTGTATGAGAAATTCATCCTGAAGTACTACCGGCGCGATATCCCACGCATCGCCCGTGGCGTCCTGCATCGGTTGGGTGCTCGACGACATACTGCCAGCGATGCACAGTGACATCATGCTGACGCGGGGCGGCACCGTGCTCATCATCGATGCGAAATACTACGGCTGCACGACACAGCGGTAGTTCGACAAGCGCAGCGTGCACTCGGGCAACCTGTACCAGTTCTTCACCTGTATGAAGAGCAAGGGGGCGAAGACAAGAGAGACTAGGTCACGGCGTATTCTGGACTCGAGTTCTTTGCAATCGTGGGCTTGCGCGCCTGTCGTAGTGGAGGGGGCAGTATCCAACCGGAAGAGATCTTACGAGACGCGTAAACTGCGTTAGCAGGCGCTTCCTGTCTCCGACGGATATCGCCTTGTATGATTCGTTCCCATGCACAGGTCCTTGCCATGGAATGACACACCATCCAAGCCGGCAAATCTCAGTTGATTCTCGCACGCAAGAATTGGATTATCGCATCGCTGGCGCCGGATCGGGCGCCACATTCCCGGAAGCGTCAGGTAAAGCAATGGCGGGGATTGAATTGACAATTCCCAACGGTGGTTCGTGCGCCGAGTTCGAGGAATGGGCTGCTCCGCCGCTCGAACAATAACGTTGTCTCGAAGAGGAGAACCGGCAATCAGGGATTCTCAGGGATTCGCTTCTGCCGAGACTCATGGCTGGCGAAATCGACGTCCCCCAGGTTGAGGTCTAGGCGGGAAGCGTCACATCCAGTTTGTAGCCAAGCGCTTTCACGACCTTCTGAACCGTGCCGAAGGAAGGGTTGCCTGTCGGTGAGAGGGCCTTGTAGAGGCCGTCCCTCGTGATGCCCGTGTCTTTCGCCAGCTGGGTCATGCCACGTGCTCGGGCGATATCGCCAAGCGCAGCGGAAACGAGCGCAGGATCGCCGTCGTCGAGCGCGGCATTGAGGTAAGCGACGATGTCCTCGTCTGTTTCGAGGAACTCGGCCACGTCGTATGTCATAGCTTTTTTCATCTCGTCACCCGCCCTCATTCGTACTGTTCGTTTAGCTCTTTGGCCTTCTTGATGTCTCGTTGCTGGGAGGATTTGTCTCCCCCGATGAGCAGCAATATGATTTCCTTCCCACGTTGCGCGAAGTACACCCTGTAACCCGGCCCATAGTCAATTCGCAGCTCGCAGATGCCGTCTCCCACGGGCTTGTAATCGCCGAGATTGCCGGTCAGTGCAATTCTTCTGATGCGCAAGCTGATTCGAGACTTGGCATCCGAATCCTTCAGGCGCTTGATCCAATTTGCAAACTCATCTGTCCTACGAGCTTCAATCATATTGGAAGTGTATACTATAGTATACGTTCAGTCAAGAGCAAGGCGACCACAATCATGCCGCCGAATAATCACTTGCCGTGCAGTCCACACACCTTTGTTTTCCGCATATTGACGCTCACCGAAGCCATCAACGTTTTCCTGCACAGGTCGGCCATGGAGGGCGGTCTGCCCTTCGACGTCCGCCAGCCGCTACAATGCCGAGACGGAAGCTGCTATGCGCGAAGCGCGGGATATCATGAACGGCAAGGCAGGGGCGGATTCCTACGGTGCTGCTGCAGCCATGTTCGCCGCGCTGGGCGAGCAGGAATGCCATGGCTTTGAAGCTCGCCCCCACATCGCAGCCGACTAAAGGCGTTTGTAGAAGAGGATTTCTCTCTGTGTCCTGAATACTCTGCGTGCATTTGAATATCGAAATGTTGCGTATATACTTAGTGTTGCTCATTGACAGCGTTTGAAACCGGGGGTGACTGGTTTCGACATGATAGTTTTGACAGGGGCAGCAGGCCGTGGTCTCCTCGCCACGATAAACAGGGGTACAGCCAACTAATTGGCAAAGTTGTTTCTTTCAAGGGCGCGCAGCGTCAGCAGCTCGCCCTGGCTGCCTAATTTAGGTCCAGCCCTCCCAACCGGCGGTTAAATCCCTGGCTGCTGTACGGGATCATTATCAGGGGATTGCCCTCGGGGACGTAGTCGGTATGACCCGAGCTAAGACGGAACCGGCGGAAGGACGTCGCGCTTGTCGGTGTGCCAGACGGCCTTCCTATCCGAACAGCGACTAAGCCTGTAGACACCTCTCGATTTTCTACCGTGGACCGGAGTTCGATTCTCCGCACCTCCACCATAAGAGAATTGGTCGAACTATTCCCTTCGGGGCATGGTTCGGCCTTTTTCTGTTTCGGCCTGAAATCATCGCCGTAGTGGTCAAAGGCAAAGTAGACGTTAAGCGTCTTCCCGTCGATTTCAACGAATCGAACGAAGGTGCCTAAGATCACTTCTGGCGTTAGGTTTTCTGCCGCATCATCGAGCCACAGCATGAGTTCGTCAACGCCGATGTTGAACGTTTCTTCTCTCTCGGCAATGCGCAGCTCGGCTTCAAGCTCGCTCTTGCGATGCTTCAGCTCTTCGGTGCGCTCTCTGCCACCGGGCGGCGCGATGCCGTCTTCTATCGCTTGCCAGATGCGTTCAAAGGTGCGGTCAATCCGCTTTAGTTCCTTCTTTATCGCGTAACTTCTCGATTGCTCTTTCGGCTGCTCGGCTTGAAACGCAACCATGCCGCTTGCTATGCGCTGCCTAACGTCTTCGCGCGCCACAGCTTGCAGGGTCATATCACAAACAACGTCTTCTACGAGATCACGCCGCACGGTTCGGCGGCACTTTCGGCACTTGTAGTAGTGATACGTCGCACCAGTGCATGACGTGCCGCTTGTGCCCGCCATTGGCGCGCCGCACTTTGCGCAGTAGAGCTTGCCGGACAACGGGAACTCTAGCGTTGAGTTGATCTTGCGGCGCGGCTTGTGACGGTCGCCAAGGATGTTGTCTATCATGTCTTGTTCTACCTGCGACCAGATGGCGGGCATCCCGTCCTGCACTTCATGACCGGCGTACTTGTAAACCCCTGCGTTCTGGACGCGCTTTAGAAGCTTCGTGACGGTATCCTGATTGAACTTGGCACCGCGCTTGCTTCGCTCGGTACTCACGGCGCGCACGATATCGGCGACGGAGCTACCGGCAAACAACATGTTCTTCATCCTGCGAAGCACGGACGCTTCGCGCTCGTTGATTACGTAGCGGCCTTCTACGATATCCCACCCGTAAAGAGTGCGACCATTCGCCATGCACCGCTGCGCGTTCTTCTGGATTCCGTCTCTGATGCGCTCACTGTCAAGCGCGCTTTCGTACTCGGCGAGAACTTCGAGCATGCCGAGCTGCAACACGCCGCTTGACCCGCTGGAAATGTCTTCGCCAGCGTATAGGATTTCTACGCCAGCCTTGCGAAGCATGATGCGGGCAAGCGACATTTCGTCTCGGTTGCGCATGATGCGCGTAACCTTGTAGATCACTACGTAGTCAAACAGGCCGTGTCGGGCATCGCTCATCATTCGTTGGAACTCGGCACGGTCGATGTTGCGCCCCGTCTGCGCATAGTCGCAGTATTCGCGCACGACCTGCAAACCCTCGCGCTCACAGTATGCGCGTGAGTTCTCAACTTGTATCTCTATGCTCTCTGAGCGCTGATTGTGCGAGCTGAAGCGCGCATATATGGCGGCGCGGTTCTTTACCATGCTAAAATCACCCCTTAGAGCGAGCGCGGTAAAGCGCCCTGCTTCTTGACCAGCCCCGCGCGCGTTCCGCCAAGTTCCCGCGCGGGGTTTCTCTCTGAAAACAGCACTTTTTATTGCCGTTTTTCACCACTTCCCAACACAACTAAAACCGAATAACACCAGCTAGAAGGCTTGCGATGCGTTAAAACACGTCTGAAAATTGCCCTGGCTGTTCCTGGCTAAGCACTTGAAACGTTAGAACTTCTCAGGGAACTTCTCCATGATCTCTTTTATGTACCTAAAAGCGATATCCGTAAGGCGGTCTACGTCTTCGATTGATTCAATTTGAGCCTTCCACATTGCCTGTCTCTTGTTCTTTTGAGCCGCAAATATGGGGCTATGTTCATATTCTTTTCGTTCATTAGATGACAAGCTGACCGAAACCCACTTCGCACGGTTAGTGTACTTAAATCTAATCAAATCCCAATCGAACGAATTACCGCGATATGAAATTGTTGCATAGCTTGTTGTGTTCTGCTTTAGAACAAGCCTATTAGCATCTAATCCAAGGTTCACAAAGCGATTAAGAGCGCGGTTTGCTAAGGTCACTTCATCTTCGTTGATACTTAGCTCTTTTTCGTGCTCATTGAGTTCAATAATGATCTTGCCTTCTTCGGCTCTAATAATCATTTCTAACCAACCTTCCGCTCTTCGGTGGAAGAAACACCACGTTTGGCAGTCTCTTTAGATTCGCCCGCAGCAGCGCGGGCAGTCATGGCTATGTTCTGTCTCCATTGCGGCGTGCTCTCTCGGTAGCACCCTACGATCTCGCGCTCTTCGGAAGTCAAACGCTCTCCGCTGTCTTCGCGCGGGTGGTCTTCATACCAGCCGAGAATATCGTTGGGTGTGCAGCCTAGGGCAACTGCGCAATTCCATACTTGTTCAGCGCTCATCATCGCCGCGCCAGATTCCCAAGAACGATAGGTGTACTTGTTAACACCAATCTTTTTCGCGAAATCGTCTCTGTTTGAGTAGCCAGCCGCTTTGCGCAATCTCATTAGTTGGACATTCACCGCTACCCTCCTTCGCTATTCGTACAAGTGCATAGTACAACGTAGTTAGCTAATTCACAACGAAATTGTTTGTTTTCACTTGACATAGCTACTTTGCTTGTCTATTGTTCCGTTACAGTTGCTAACGTGGTTAGCACTTATTGATGAAGGAGGTGAACACACATGGGATTCAACAAGGAGGTTTTCGCTGCAAACCTTCGAGCAGCCCGCGCGGCTCTCGACATGTCGCAAGAAGAGCTTGCAAAGGCTGTCGGCGTGTCCAAAGACGCAATCGTTAAGTACGAGAGCGGCGAGGGATACACGCCGGGTGCGGACAAGATCATTGCGATTTGTCACGTCGTGCGCAAAAGCCCCAACGAGCTTATGGGATGGAAGGAGACGGCGTAAATGAACCCGTGCGCAAATCGTCGGTTCTTCAAATCGGAAACCGACATTAAAACCGGTGGTATTGGAGGTGGTTTTACGGATGCACGAACCGTGCGGCCTAGATGCCGCGCAACGGCAGTTCTACCGGGCGATTGTGGTTCTCGTTATCGCGTGGTGGCAACGAAGAAAGATGCCCGCCCGAAGCGGCAACTTCGAACGGGCGCGTCAAATTGCAGGCCGCAATTGACAGAAGACAGTATAGCGCGCATGCCGCGCTACCAGCGCTGGGGATTGTATGCAATCGCCGCTCTGACGCTATCAGGCATCCTTCCTATGACCGCTGCCGCCCTTCTGGGGTGGTTGTGCGATCTCGTGGGCTGGTGGCTTCTCATCCCGCTTTACATCGTGGTTGGACGCGTCTTGTGGCGCGTGATCTGGTCATGAAGGCCGAAGTCTACCGCGACAACGCGGGCTTCTGGATGGCACGCATAGAGGAAGACGCGAGCACGCCGGAAAACCGGGGCATCGGCAGGGTCTACCGCCGCCAGATGCTACCCGTCGCACCATCGGCGAGCAAGGCGGAAGCAGAAGCGGCCTTGCGCCGCGTCATGAGCCGCGAAGCGAGGTGCCCGCATGGACACCGATAACTACACGCAGCCGCTCGAAGCCGTCATGCGAGAAGAGCGCCAGCGCGTCTACTCGATGCCGCTAAAGGTTGCGGACAGGCGTTACCTGTTCAAGGAGTGGTGCGAGAAGAATCCAAAGGCGCTGCGCGAAATCGAGCTTACAGCGCTCGCAATCGACGCGCGCGGGCTTCGCGTCTCCACTAAGTACCTCATCGAGAAGCAGCGCTACGAGGGCACAACGAAGCTCGTTGGCGTTCCCTTCGTTGACGATCAGGGCAACGAACACACCTACGGAATCAACAACAGCGATAGCTCTTTGCTCGCTCGCTGGCTGCTCGAACGCAACCCGAAGCTTCGCATCGAGCTTAGAACATCCATGTTTGACAAGGAGAAGAAAGATGAAGCGTAAAGAGATCACCGAGACTATCGCCAAGGTCGGCGCTGGCACTTTCGCCCTCAACGGCAGCATGTCGCTTATCAATCCCAAGACCGGCGAGGGCTTCGATGTTGATATGGGCGCGACGCTCGCAATCGTTCGCGGCACGCTCGCATGGGTTGACACCCTGCTTGAAGATGACGCGAAGCCCGAGCCGAGCACCGTTAAGCACATGCAAAAGCTTCTCACCTACGTTGGCAGCTCGATTGCCTACGACATTTCAAGCGATGAAGAGGAATAGCGCGCAGGAAACCTTGCCGCTCGATTTCTGCGAACCGCCCATGCCAGACCCCGAAGCATGCGAGTTCGAAAGCATGCGGTGTCGCGGCAAGACGTGCTGCACGTTCGTTGGGCGCGACGTTTGGACGAACTGCCGCGAAGTTGAGCACTGCGTATGGGACGGATGGCACCAGCAGGGCGCGCCAGATGTGATCTGCGACGAGGAAGACGGTTAGGAGGTGACTACATGCCTACAAGGGAGGAAACGACCGCTGCGCAAGAGCCTATGGCCTTCTTCTCGCACGATTCCAACGCATCGCAAGATGTGAAGTGCCAACGTCTCATTCATCGCCGGGGATATGACGGCTACGGGCGCTGGTGGCGGCTCTGCGAATATCTGGCGGCTACCAAGGGGCACCGTATCGCTTTCGAGACGGAGGAAGACGCGCTTATTCTCGCGGGCGTTCTGGGCTTCGGACAGTCTGGCGCGTTCGATGAGTACATGGCGATTGAGGATTGCAAATCCTTTGTCTCAGAGCTGTTGGATATAGGGCTGCTCGAACGCGATCCTGACGGCTTCTTGACGAACTTTCGGATGCTCAAAAACGCGCTTTATTTCGGTCGCCAACGCGCCAACGGGCGCAAGGGCGGAAGACCGCGCAAGAACTCACAGAACAACAATTCAGCAGGTCAGGAGGTGTAAAAGCATGTTTGCCAAACCCAAGGCAAAACCAGTGGTTTTAGGTGTGCTAAACCCACTCGCAAATGGTCGCCTAACCATAAAACAAAACAATACAAAACAAGACAAGGTGGGTTTTGGTTCCTTGAACCAAAACCAAAACCCACCGTACTTGCTTGTTAGTCAACCCTACAAGCAAGGTTTCTTCTCTTGCTTCTTCTCTTTGCGGTCTTGTTTTGTGCGGCTCATTCGAGCGCCAACGAAGAAGCTTTCAACAGGTTTTCAACAGAGTTTTCCACAACGACACGAAACGAGGTGTTTTTGATGCTTGGAGCAAAGGCCGACGATCTGAAGGTGCTTCGCCTTCTCGAACCGCAAGGGTGCCCCGATGCTATCGAGTGCGACGGTCAGCGCTACGTTCCGCAAGAGACTTGCACCTACCACCCGACAGAGTACGAAACACGCTTCGATGATAACGACGAAGAGATAGAGACGAACGACCCTGCGGAGGATTGCGGAACGTTCGAGTGCTCAGCGTGCGGCTTCGAAATGATGTTTGGCGACATGGGCTGGTTCGATGATGAGCCGCCATACAAGCCCTACTTCAAGTTCTGCCCAAATTGCGGTGCTCGCGTTGTCATGGGGGGTCAAGCCGATGATTGAGACTAAGAACGCAAAGAGCCTTGCCGAGCTGAAGCAGCAGGGCAACGCCGTAGAGCATCCCGACCACTACGCGGGAGACGGCAAGATTGAGTGCATGGACGCTATGCGCTCGATGATGAGCGGCGACCAGTACGCCTTGCCCGCCCAATCTGCCTACTGGTGGGGCTGTGCCTTCAAATACCTTTGGCGCTGGCGGCGCAAGAACGGCGTTCAGGACTTGCAGAAGTGCAAGCAGTGCATCGACTACCTGATTGCCGAGACGGAAGGCAAGAAGTGAAGCGCTATCAGATCGTACTTTGCGCCATTGCCACCGCCGCGACCGTAGCCGCGTTCTGGTGCGTCTGCTACTGGGCTTATCAAGCGCTTCTGGCAATCGCCCTTTTTCTAGTGTTCATCGCGCTTATAGCGCTCACGTTTTAGGAGGTTCCGCATGGATACAAAGACCATCACGCGCAATTTCACCTACCACGCCCCGCACGGCGACCAGCCCGCGAGATTCGAGCTTTTGCGCGGCACCGCGCGAGGGCTTGCTGTGACCATTCAAGGCGAATGTCCGGAAAGCCGCGAAAAGTCGCTTGCTTTTACGAAGCTCGAAGAGTGCATCATGTGGGCTAACGCCGCCATAGCTCGCAACGAGATTGAAGGCGGTGAGCAGTAATGGACGAAAGCAAGATCACCGAGCGCGGTGTTTACGGTTGTTTGGCAGTCGTGCTGTTCTCCGTCCTGTCTATCGTGGCTAGCATCGCCGTTGGGGTTTTCTTCGGCGCTGGGTTCGGGCTTCTCTCCTACGCTCTCTTCATCGTCTTTGCGACGGTCTGCGTGCTTCGAGCCTTCAAGAAGGCCGGTAATTAGCATGGGCGGCAAGTATGAGGTTCGCGGCGCGATGAGCGGACTTTGCCCGTTCTGGGACGGTCAATTTACCAACTCGCTTGCTCATGCCCTGCTGCTGCTCATCCGATTTTCTCTGAAGTACCGAATCGTTGAGTTACACATCAGGAAAGAGCCGTTGGATTGCGCGGACTGCCACGACGATAACTGCCCTTCGCGGATTCGTGAAAACTGCGAGTGGTCATGATGGGCGTTAAGGTCAAGCGCGGTGCAGATGGCGTTTTCGAGTGCCGGTTGTACCTTGGGCGCAGCATCGACGGCAAGGCGATTCGCCCTTACAAGCGGTTTCCGAATGCGGCGACCGAAGAGGAAGCGCAAGCCCTCGCTGAGACGTGGGCGGCTTACGTGACGGCTGACGGAACGGTTAGAAGCGCCCGCTTGACCGATTTGCTCGAAGACTACGTGCAACTGAGGGAGCGCAACGGCGCAAGCCCGAACAGCATTAAGAGCTATCGGCTGTTCTGCCGCTACGTCGCACGTTATCTGAAGACCGCAAACGCACGCGATCTTGGCGTTATGGACTTCAACCGCTTTGAGCAACGCTTGCTCATGGCAAAGGACGAAGGAGGGCAAGGGCTTTGCCGCAATAGCGTTATCAACGTCCACAACTTCTTGCGCGGCGCTTATAACCACTTCGTAGACGCTGGCATTTGCGACGCTAACCCGCTGGTGTACGTCGCCAAACCATCGCCGGAACGGCACGAAGCTTCGGCGCTCACCGAATGGGACTTCGAGGGCTTCAACGAGAAGCTAGAGGGCGCGCTTAGCAAGGAGATTGAGACGAAAGCCGATTACCGCGCCGCCGTCTACGCCTTCGCTTCGTGGCTGTCGCTCGTTACCGGAATGCGCGTTGGCGAGGTCTGCGCGGTGCAGCGCATCGACGTTAAGCGCACCCTGTCTTACGTCCACGTCGGCGGCAACGTCATTGAGGGCAAGGGCAAGAAGCCTTATCGCCGCAACGTGACAAAAGGCCGCAAGTGCCGCAACATCGCGCTCACGCAAGACGATATCGCGGTCATTGATGCCTTCACGAAGCTTCAGAGCGACGTTCTGGGGCGCTTGGGCGCTGATTGCCCGCTGGTGACGCTAGACGGCTCTTACATGCGCCCAACGACGATTTCACGGGCTTTCAGCCGCATACGCGACGCATGCGGACTGCCGCGAGAGATCACGTTTCACAGCCTGCGGCACACGCACGCTTCGTGGCTCATCGCCAACGGCTGCGACCTGAAGACGCTATCGGAGCGCATGGGGCACGCGGACGAAGCAACGACGCTTCGAATCTACGGCCACCTGATGCCCGGACGAGACGCGGCGGCGGCTCAGCTCTTCAGTGAAGCGAAGCGCCGTGCGGCGGGTTAGGAGGTGTGCCAAAGGTGAACCAAAACGCCGTTTTCGGGCATCGCGGCGACCGAGGACGAAACGCGAGATAAACCGCCGCTTTCGGCACGGGTTAAGACCGCCCGTGCCAGATAAGAAGTAATTATCAGGCAATCGTGAGGAAGGAGGGTGCCAGTGGAGCCGCAAACGTTCGATTTCAAGCCCGACACGCCGAAGCTGAGTAAGGAAATGCAAGCGACGTTGGCGAAGACCGAAGCAGCCCTAAAGCAGATGTGGGAACGCGAGAAGCGGGAAGCGCAAACGGTCTACGAGATCACGATTCCGACGCAAACGCTAACCATCTTCGGCAAGGAGCACGCAGAGAACATCTTGCGGACGTTGAAGGGCTTGAAGCTCACTGGCACCTACCGAATCACGAAGAAGTGAGGTGCGATGAAAACCATTGAGCTTAACGACGATGACTGGGCGCGGCTCAAACGCAAGCTGATGAACGGCAGCGTTGACGATGCCCTGAAGGACTACACGCCGCCCGTCAAGCTGACGCACGGCACCGAATACATCACTTACGAAAAGGAAGGCTACGAAGATGATTCCGAATCTGACAACTGAGCAGCACCGCGAAAACCTCGAAAAGGCGAAGGCCGCACGCCAGCGCCGCGCCGCGATCTTGAAGGGCGTTGCCGATGGCTCTTACAGCGTGCCCGACGTGCTCAACATGGCTGGCAACGATGACGCCGTGGCGCGAATGAAGGTCTTTACGCTTATCAAGGCCGCACCTGGCTACGGCTTCGCCCGCACGCAGCAGACCATGCGCAAGCTGCATATTTCCGAATCTCGCCGCCTTCGCGGCCTTGGCGCGAACCAGCGTGCCGCGCTTGTCGAGCTGTTCGGTGGTGGTTCTCGATGATTCAGAAGTTTGTTGACGCGTGGATGAAGAACCGCGATCTCATCCAAAGCTGGCTTGAACCGATATGCCTTGGTTGCGATTACTCGGCTATCGTCAAGGCGACCGTCAGGGCGATTGCGCTTGAAGCGACGGGCGACTATGGCGACCCTAAGCCGGACTTCGAGAACATCCACGAAATCAACGATGGAGATTATCAGGGGACGCTTGTTTACGTCATTCCTGAAGCTGGCTATCAGCCTAGCGAATACTGGTACGTTCGCGTTTCGTATGGCTCTTGTTGCTGTTGCGACACTCTGCAAGGTGAGCAGATGCGCAGCAAAGAAGACTGCATCAAGGGCGTTATGGCGCTCAGCCTTCATATCGTTCAGCAAATGCGCAAGATGGGCGGTGTTGAGGTATGAGCCTAAACAAGATCACGCTTTCGGGCAATCTCGGCGCAGATGCCGAGCTGCGATATACGAAGAGCGGAAATCCCGTCGTTTCGTTCTCGCTTGCTGTCAACGAGCGCACGCCGAACGGCGACGGCTCATGGGGCGAATACACGAACTGGCCTGATTGCGTCATGTTCGGCAAGCGCGCCGAAGCGCTCGCGCCGTGGCTTCGCAAGGGCACCAAGATTTCGCTTCTTGGGCACATCCATACGCGCAGCTATCAGAAGGACGGCCAGAGCATCAAGCGCTGGGAAGTTCGCGTTGATGATGTGGAGCTGATGCAGTACAAGCGCGACGCGCAATCGCCAGCATCAGCGAATGCAGCCGCGCCCGGTCTTGCGATGGCTACCGGCGACCCATCGCCCGTTGCGCCAGCGCAACCGGCAGTGCCAGACATTTACGAGGATGACATACCGTTTTAGGAGGTTTACCGATGTTCGATTTCTTCAAGAGGAAGGCGAAGCCGAGCGCATCGGCTACCGATGAGAGCAAGCCGCTTTGGGTTGAGCTGTTCGACACTCAGCCCGTCGATTCCGAAGGCTCGCTTATCGCCCTCGATGACCTCGTTTCCTATCGCGGCGCGCTGCTTCAGGTTGTGGCGATGAGCCATAAGCAGAAGGTTGTGCTTCGCACGCCCGGAAAGAAAAAGGGCGGTTTCTGGGTTGCCGCTTGTAACTGCACGCTCGTTAAGCGCCACGCGCGGAAGGAGAACTAACATGATCGGTCGCAAGATGCGCGCAAAGAAGGTCGCCGATGGTATCGACATGCCGACGTATGCCCATGAGGGCGACGCGGGGCTTGACCTCCGAATCACCGAGACTGTCACGCTCGAACCGATGCAGAAGTGCGTTGTCGGCTGCGGCCTTGCCGTCGAGATTCCTAGCGGATGCGTGGGGCTGGTGTTCCCGCGAAGCGGCCTTGCCGCAAAGCAGGGCATCACGCTTTCGAACAGCGTTGGCGTTATCGACAGCGGCTATCGCGGCGAGGTCTGCGCGGCTCTCATCAATCAGAGCTACGAGACGGTTACGCTCGAAGCGGGAACGCGCGTCTGCCAACTTGTCGTGATGCCTTACGTGCCGTGCGAGCTTGTGCCGGTCGATGAGCTTAGTGACACCGAGCGCGGCGCGGGCGGCTTCGGCAGCACGGGCGTTGAGTAGGTGGTTGGAATGCTGGCAATCATCGGTGGAAGGCAGACGGGCAAGACTACGTGCCTTATCGCAATGTCGAACGAGACTGGCTATCCAATCCTGACAGCAACACGCGGAATGGCCGAGAACATCGAGCTTATGGCGCGTAGGATGAACGTTCAGATTCCGCCCGTCCTGTCGTTATCGGGCATGCCGCTAAAAGGCTCGCTCATGCGTTGTGAACGCGTGCTTGTCGATGAGCTGGGGCTTGTGGTTGAGTACCTTATCGGCGCTGAGGTTGTGTCTGCTTCTATTGACGGTGTGGCGCTGGTAAAGGCTCAGCCGCCGAGCACAGACCTTGCGAAGCTCGGGCTATGGGAAGCCTTCAAGCTTTGGCGCGAAGAGCGCAAGCGTGCGCGATCTGGCGGTGACGGCATGTGAGGGCAAAAGAGTATTTCGAGGGCATCCGCGCCGAGGTGGTGAAGACCGACAAGGCGCGGGAAATGCTCGAACGCATGAAGGCGCGCGAGGGAGCGAAGGCTCAGAGCTACCAGACGGGCGGCGGTGGCGGAGACGTTACCGACCCGATGGAATCCGTATCTCAGCGCATTGACTTTGAGGGCAAGCTTAGGCAGCGCATCGCCGATGCCGAGGGCACGCTAGACGAAGCGTGCGAAGTGCTCTACGGCGCGGACGGGCGCGGCGGCTTGGCTAAGCTGAAGGGCACGCACTACGCCGACGCAATCTGCATGTACTACTGTCAGGCCGAGACATGGGGCGAGATTGCAGAGATCATGCAGTGTTCGCAGAAGTGGTGCCGCAAGCTCTGCGAAGTCGGGTTTGAGTTCATCGACCGTGTAGGTTGGGCGCACATCAAGAACGCCTGAAAATTGGGTGTTCCCTTCAGTTCCCTACTTATGCTAAAGTTCGGTACGGTGGATTAGGTAGTAAGGCCACGGGCAATTGCGCTCGTGGCCTTTTTGTTTGGAGCGTTGGCAGAGTGGCTTATTGCGCACGGTTGCTAACCGTGTGGCGCGCTGTCGCCCGTAGGTTCGAATCCTACACGCTCCGCCATATCTCAGGGGGTGCGCATGGCTAAGGACTTCTCGCGCGCCTTCTACGCTTCTGCCGACTGGGAACACGCCAGAGACGCGGCGTTGACGCGTGACGCTCATCTATGCCAGCACTGCTTGCAGCAAGGAGAGATCACGCCCGCTGTCATGGTGCATCACATCATCGAGCTAACGCCAGCGAACATCAGCGACCCAAGCATTGCGACCGACCCAAGCAACCTTGTCAGCCTATGCGACCGATGCCATAAGAAGGTGCATGGTTGGATAAGGCAGGGTTCGACACGGCAAGGGCTGGCCTTCGACAGCGACGGCAATTTGATATCGCTTGGCGATTGATTCAAAAACGCAACACAACACAGGGAGACCGCGAGAAAGCGGACGCAAAACCGCAGGTAAACCCGCGAGACAATCCCCCCGGTCTGCAAAACGCAGGTGGTGCCTAGGGCACCAACGCCGGGAGATAATTTCTTGCGCGTGACGGATTTTCGAAAGGGGGTGGTCTTGCGATGACGGCAAAAGTAGGCAATACTTCGAAAGTTTCACCCGCAGTCGCGGGGAATAGCCCGCCTAAGCGGCGAGTTGCCAAGGAGAAGCGCGTAGAGAGCGAGCTTCGAAAGCTGCGCGAGATCACCAAGGGCGCTATACCCGACGAGAAGCGAAAAACCGTCATGCCGCTTCTGGCGAACCTCGCTTTTCTGAAGGTCAAGCTTGACGATGCCCGCGCCGATCTGCTCTACGAAGACATTTTCACTGAGTACGACAACGGCGGAGGGCAAACCGGGCTGCGCGAGCATCCCGGCTTCAGCGCTTACAACAAGCTGTTCACCACGTTCTCACGCGGCGTGAAGCAGCTAACCGACATGATGCCGAACGGCACCGCCGCTGCCGACGCGCTCATTGACTTCATCAATGAAACGCGGTACGGCTAGGGCGAAGTCTAAGGGCGGCTCGTGCGAGCGCGCGATACGCGAATACTTCGGCGGCATACTGAGCGGCGAGATCATAGCGTGCGAGAAGATGAAGCAGGTTGCCGCTCATGTCCTGCGAGACATGGACAACACCGACCCGCTCTATCCGTACCACTACCGCGAAGAGTTCGCGCAGAAGCACGTTCGGTTCATCGAAAGCTTCTGCCGCCTACCGTCCGGGCGCTTGGGGCACGATTTCAAGCTAGAGCTTTTCCAACGCGCCATTCTGTCTGTCGTTTTCGGATTTGTTGACGCTGAGGGCGTGCGTCAGTACCGCGAAGTGCTCTGGATTATGGGGCGCAAGAACGGAAAGACCGCGCTTGCGTCTGCGATAGAGCTTGACTTGCTCGTGAACGACGATGAGGGCGCACCGGAGGTCTACAACGTCGCCACCGCACACGATCAGGCGGCAAAGGGATTCAACAACGCGTGGCGTATGGTGCTCACAAGCCCTGCGCTTGCTAAGCACATCAGAAAGCGCGTGTCAGACCTTTACTGCGATCTGAACATGGGCACCATCAAGGCGCTGAGCGCCAACACGAACCATCTTGACGGTCTGGACATTTCCGGCGCTATCGTTGACGAGCTGGCCGCGATGAAGAACCGCGACCTTTACGACCTGACGATGCAGGGAACGTCTGCGCGCCGCCAGCCGCTCGTGTTGGAGATCACGACTAACGGTTTCGTGCGAAACGGCATCTTCGATGCCCAATACGAGTATGCGACCAAATGGCTTGACGGCAAGGCGACCGGCGAGAAGGCAGAGCGCTTCATCGCGTTCATCTTCGAGCTTGACGAGCGCGAGGAATGGCAGGACGAAGGCGCTTGGGTCAAGGCTAACCCCGGACTTGGCACCATCAAATCGCTTTCGGCGCTTCGCCAGAACGTTTCTAAGGCGAAGGACGATGCGACATACCTTCCCACCCTGCTTGTTAAGGACTTCAACCTCATTGAAAACCAGTCTCAGGCGTGGCTTACGTGGTCTGAGATTCACAACGAAGCTACTTTCGATCCCGGCGACGGGACGTTTACGTATGCCGTGCTCGGCGTTGACGCTGCGGACACGACCGACCTTACCGCCGCTTGCCTTCTCATGCAGCGGCCTAACGATCCGAACTTCTACGCGCTGCACATGGCGTGGATTCCGCTTCGCGCGTTGGAGCAAGCGGAGAAGGAGGGGCGGCGCGGAGGGCGCGACGGCGTGCCTTACGACGCGTGGATTGCGCGCGGGCTTATGCGGACGTGCGAAACGCCCATCATGGACAAGCGCGACGTTCTGGATTGGGTGGCCGAGGTTCAGGACAAGTACGGCATCTATGCCGTCTCTTGCGGCTACGACCCGTGGCACATGCGCGACGTGCCGACCGTGGAAGCATACGAAGACTATTTCGGCGCTGACAACCTGCAAAAGGTCATTCAGGGCGCGCAAACGCTGTCAATGCCGATGAAGGAGCTTCGAGCGCTCTACAAGGAAGGGCGCATCGTGGACAACGCCAACCCGATTGCCGAATGGTGCCGCTCGAACGTCGCCATTCGAACCGACGTGAACGGAAACATTCAGCCGGACAAGAAGAACCAAGACCCGCGCAACCGCATAGACGCGTGGGCGGCTGAGTGCGACGCGTTCATTGCGATGAAGAACATTGCGGACGATTACCGCGCGATGATAGGAGGTTAGAGTTGAGCAGATCACAACCGTTTCTGCGCTCGCTCTTCGATGCGGTGTTCCACCGTCCGCAGATGCAAGCGGTAAACGGCTATTTCTCCACGTTCACGGCCTATGCCCCGTCGTTCACGACGTGGCAGGGCGGGCTTTACGAAGCAGAGCTTACGCGAAGCATCATCGAGAGCGGCGCAGACCACGCAAGCAAGCTGAAACCGGAGGTTTCCGGCTCTGCTCAGCCTGTCGCCGCGCGCGCTCTCAGGCAGCAGCCTAACCCGTGGATGACAACGCCGCAGTTCATCAAGCGCATTTGGACGATTCTTCAGGTTAACGACACCGCGCTTATCGTGCCTATCGACGCTGGCGACGGAATTACGATCACCGGGTACTATCCCGTGCTTCCGAGCCAATGCGAAGCATACGACGTTGACGGCGAGCTTTGGCTAAAGCTCACGTTCCCGACCGGTGACAGCGTGCTTGTCGAGTGGTCGCGCGTCGGCGTGATGACGCGCCACCAGTACCAAAGCGATTTGTTCGGCGACGGCACGAACGTTCTTCAGCCGACGCTAGAGCTTATGCACGCTCAGAACGAAGCCGAGCAGTCGGCTATCAATCAGGGCGCGGCTATCCGCTTCATCGGCAAGCTGAGCCAGAACCGCAATGAAGGCGACCAAGAGCGGGCTCGAAAGGCGTTCAACGCTCAGCTTTCCGCCGACAACGCGGGAGGAATCGCCGTCTATGACAAGCTGTTTTCGGATGTTGAGCAGATCACGCCGACAAGCTACACGGTCGATGCGGCGCAGATGGAGCGAATCGAGAAGAGCGCTTATCGCTTCTTCGGCTCCAATGAGGATATAGTCACGAACTGCGCGGACGAAGACACCTTCAACAGCTACTACGAAGGCCGCATCGAGCCGTTCGCTGTTCAGCTCGGCTTCGTTATCACGTCCATGACGTACACGGCAAACGAGATAGCGCACGGAAACTCAATCATGTTCAGCGCGAACCGCCTAGAATTCGCCAGCAACACGACGAAGCTTAACGTTTCCGTCGCGCTGTTCGACCGTGGCATCTGGAACGGTAATCAGGTGGCTGATGTGTTCCAATCCCCGCACTACGAGGGCGGCGAACGCCACGTGATACGCGGCGAGTACATCGACCTTGCGCTCATCAGCGAGCATACGGCGGAACAGGCAGCGCAAGCCGCAGAGACGAACGCGAACATAGCCGCAATCGACGCGAGCAGCGGCTACGGCGACAAGAAGGAGGTAGACGATGCCAGCGAAACCGAGTGAGCGGCAATACCGTTCCCTTGCCGTGCCGCTCAACGTGAGGGCGGCTGACGGCGCAACCAAGAAGCGCTTCGACACGGAATACTACGTTGAGGGCTACGCTTCGACATTCAACGACCCATACGTTCTGTTCGAGGATTTCGACGGCACAAAGTACATCGAGGTTATCAGCCCCGATGCCTTCCGCGAAGCGGACATGAGCGACGTTATCCTTCAGTTCGACCATGCGGGCAGGGTGTACGCACGCATGAGCAACGGGACGCTTGTTGTGGAGCCGGACGAGCACGGGCTTTTCATCGCCGCCGACCTGTCGCGCTCTCAGGGCGCGCGCGATCTCTTCGAAGAGATAAAGGCCGGTCTTATCACGCGCATGTCATGGGCTTTCACGGTCGCGGCAGACGAATACGACCGCGAGACACACACCACGACCATTACGCGTGTCAAAAAGGTTTTCGACGTGTCCGCCGTCAGCCTTCCGGCTGACCCGAACACCGAGATATCAGCAAGAAACCTGCTCAACGGAGAGATTGAGCGGGCGCGCAAGGAGCTTGCGCGACGTAAGAGTGCCCTTGCCGTTGCGAGGGCGACGCTGGCAATCGCCAAGAGCAGAAAGGTTTAGAACAATGGACGAAATGACTATGGATGACCTGCTTAACGAGCTTCAGGGTCTTGTCGACAAGTACAAGGCCGATGACGGCACCGACACCGAGCCGACCGAGCAGGACGCAGAGCGCATGAGCGCGCTTACCGCCGAGATCGAGAAGCGCAACGCCGCCGCCGCTCAGCGCCGCGACAGCCACACCGCGACCGTTGCCGCCGCCCGCGCCGCTATCGAGAGCGGAACCGCCCGCCGCGTCGATTCCGTGCCGCTGGGCACTTCCGCGAGCGCTCGCGGTGCCCTTCCGCAGGTGCGCGACACCACCGACTACAACGCCGCCGCCCGCCGCGCGTGGGTGAAGGACATTGCCAGCCGTTCCGGCGTGCAGCTCATCGGCGGCACCGAGCTTACGCAGGTTGAGCGCGACGCGTACAACCATCTTATCGAGCAGCGCACGTCGTTTACGCATCTGACCAGCAACACCGACGCGGTTATCCCCGTCGAGATTCAGACGCAGATTTTCACGCTGATTGACAACACGGCTGTTCTCTACGGCGACATTCACAAGGACAACTTCCCGCATCAGTTCGAGCTTATCCGCCATAAGAGCATCAAGGCTGGCGACGCTGCGAAGACCGATGAGGGCGCAGCGCCCACCGATGAGGAGCAGAACGAGTTCGACACCATCACCCTTACGGGCGAGGAGATCAAGAAGACCGTCAAGATGAGCCGCAAGATGGCGGTTCAGTCTATCAGCGGCTTTGAGCAGTACATCGTCAACGAGACTGGCGCGCGCCTTGCCGTCGCCGCCAACGCGCGCGTCCACGCCAAGACTGTTGACGGCACGCTCGGCATGGATTCCGGCAACAAGATTAACTGCGCCACCGCTGGCACCCTGAAGAAGGCTGATATCACCAAGCTTCTGGGCATGCTCTACACCTACGGCAACCCCGCGCCGAAGGGCTGCATTATCTACGCCAACGGCAACACCATTTGGAACCACATTGCGATGGTCGAGGATGCCAACGGGCGCTCTTACTTCGTGGACGAGAAGACCGAAGACCCCTCCGTTGAGGGTCATATCTTCGGCAAGCTCGTTAAGCGCGACGATTCTATGGCCGATGGCATCATCAAGGCCGGTTATCCCGACCTGTTCCGTGGAAACATCTTCGACGGCGTGGACGTTACGCCCTACGTCGAGCCGGGTACTCAGAAGCGCTGCTTTGACGGATACCTGCTCTTCGACGGCGGGCTTGTCGTGCCTAAGTCTTTCGGCCAGCTCACCATCGGCACCGCCGTTAAGGTTTAGGAGGTGCCGCATGGCAGAGAAGCCGAAGCTGCTTGACGCGTGCCGCGAAGCGCTGAGGATTCCCGCCGACTGCACCGACTTTGACGCTGAGATCGAAGACCTCATCGAAGCCGCCCGCGCCGCGATGCGCGCGGGCGGCGTTGCCGATGCCGTAGCCGCCGACGATTCGAACAGCACGGTTCGGCTCGCGGTGAAGGTCTACTGCAAGGCGAACTTCGGCATGGATAACCCCGATGCCGACCGCCTTACTCAGAGCTTCGACGATCTGCTAACCATGATGCGCGGCAGCTCGGAGTTCGGGGGCGCGTCATGAGCATGTGGGCTGGCACGTGCCAGCTCATCGCTAAGACCGTCAAGAAGGACGAATACGGCGTGCAGCAGACGGAGGAAACAAAGCGAAAGGTGTTCTGCAACGTCTTCTCTATGGGCGATGCCGCCTACTACGCCGCCGCTGCCGCTGGCATTCACCCCGAAGCAGTGTTGCAGATTCGAAAGAGCGCCTACAACGGAGAGCGGCTAGTCGAGTTCGACGGCGCGCGGCTCACGGTCGCGCGCGTTGACAGGTCAAGCCCCGACTTCGTGCGCCTGACGCTCGCTGAGGTGGTGGGCGACCGTGGCTGAGCAGAGCATCGAGCGGTTCATAAGCAGTTGCATGAAAGAGTGCGTGGACGATAACGTTTCCGCGCTCGCTGAGAACGCGGGCGAAGCCGGAAGGCGCGCCGTGAAGCTGTTGAAGCAAGAAAGCAAGGTGCGCACCGGCGCTTACAAGAAGGGCTGGAAGGCCGACGTTAAGACCGATGAGACGGGCACCGAATGCACCGTGCACAACCGGCGATACCAGCTAACGCACCTGTTGGAGAACGGCCACCAGATCACGAACCAGACCGGCGAGGATTACGGCACCGTTCCCGGCGACGGCGTTATCAGGAAGGTTGCAGACCAAGTGGCGCGAGAGTTCGCGGAGATGGGGGGCGACGGACGATGATTGAGCTAAAGGCGCTCTGCGGCGTTCTCGATTCGCTCGGCATCCCGTGGGCTAACCAGCGCTTCGCTGACGGCGAGGAACCGGCACCGCCCTTCATCTGCCTTGTCGCGGGCTACAACGAAGCGGCCTACGCGGACAACGACACCTACCTTTCGTGGATGCCCTACGATATCGCGCTCTACACGCGGCACCGCGACTACGCGACCGAGAAACGCATACGCGACGCGCTCGAAGCCGCAGAGTGCCCGTTCACGCTGAGCATCACGAACATTGATTCAGAAGAGCTTACCGAAGCGGCGTTCACCGTGAACGTCGCCGAGAGTTAGGAGAAAACAAATGGCACGAAACGGATTCTTCGGCGTGAAGAACTCGCATTTCGCGATCTGCACCGACGAAGACGCGCTTACCTACGAAGACCCCGTGCACGTCGCGGGCACCGTCGCTATCAGCATGGAGCCTACCGTTGAGACGGCAACGAGCTACGCCGACAACGAACCGTGGCTTGACAAGCAGCAGGACAACGGCGGCTCTGGAACCATGAGCTTCTACGACACCGAGAGCACCGCAGAGCTGCGGCAGCTCATCGCAGACCTCGTGGGCTACGAAATCGCGCAGGACGGGCGAACCATCCTTAGCGCCGACCGCACGCCTAAGAAGTTCGCGTTCATGTGCGAGCAGCCGGGGCACGTGCTCGGTCGCCGCCGCTGCCTTCTCATGTGCCAGCTCTCGAAGCCGACGCAGGAGCTTAACACCGTTCAGGACACGCCAGAGATCACGCAGCTTGACTATCCGTTCACATGGCGACCCGTCACCATTCCCGCAACCGACATTCGCACGAGCGGTTACGACAGCTTTACCGGGCTTGCCGACTATGCAACGTTCTTCGATGCGGTGAACATCGAGCTTGCGCACAAGACTGAGCCGACGGCCTAGGAGGTGGCGAATGCTTATCAAGGTTGGCGAAAAGAGCTACGAAGCGACCTTCAACGCGTTCACGCCGATCGCCTATTCTCGATGCTTCAATGAGGTTGTCGAGGGCGGAAGGAAGCGCCCGAAGGACATTGCGGATGCGGTTTCTAAGATCGCCGGTTCTCTCATGACTAGCGACGTGCCCGCTATCGTCCCGCTGCTCGAAATCTTCTACGCGTGCATCAAGACCGCAACGCCGAAGTTCGATACCGGATTCGATGAGTGGGTTTCTTCCTTCCCATCGGACGCGTACAACTTGGAGCGCAAGGACGGTTGGGCTTCCGACGTGATGCGAATTGTCGAGGACAACTTTTTTCCTTCGGCGAAAGAGGACGTGGAAGCCGCGCCCGCCGAAGAGGAAAGCGCCGCCGCTGCCAAGCGAGCTTAGCGACGCGTGCGACGCGCGATACATCTACAACTGCCAGCAATGCGGCCTGACGCTATCAGACCTTCAGATGATGAGCTACCGGCAGGTTCAAGACCTTCTGGAACTCAACGCGTTCTACGCCGACGCTGCGGCGCACTACGACGAGGACGAGAAGGCGCGCAAGGCAGAAGCCGCGTTCTGGTCATGACGTGAAGTGAGTTCTTGACGGCAGCGCACCCGCGAGGGCGCGTTGCTTCAAGCACTCATGGGACTTTGACAACCGAAGAGGGGTGATTACGTGGCGGTCACTTACAAGGGGCTTGTTATCAAGTTCGGCGGCGACACAACCGAGCTTCAAAGCGCCCTGAAGAAGGTTCAGCAGGCATCGCGCGACACCCAAAGCGACTTGCGCGATATCAACAAGGCGCTGAAGTTCGACCCCGGAAACACCGAGCTGCTAGAGCAGAAGGTAAAGGCGCTCAACTCTGCCTACGGCGAGACGAAGCAGAAGCTTGACGCTTACAAGCAGGCGCTCGCGCAGTTGGAGAGCAAGAAGCAGAGCGGCGCGCAGCTCACGGCTCAGGAAGAACGGCAGTACGACAGCCTGAAGCGCGCGATCATGCAGTGCGAGCGCCAGCTAGACAGCTACGGCAGCGAGCTTGCGGACACGGCGAGACAGGCCGAAGGTTCGAAGACGGCGATTGGCAAGCTCGGTCAGACCATCGAGGACAACGCCGACGCTATTTCAAACGCCGGGTCTAAGGTTTCGAGTGCAGGAACCGCTTTGTCTGGCGGCATCATCGGTGCTGCTGGCGCACTGACCGGCCTTGCATCGAGCCAAGAGGAAGCGATACAACGCAGCGGTCAGCTCGAAGTTGCGTTCACTCAGGCGGGTAGCACCGCAGAGACGGCGCAAAGCGTCTATTCGAGCTTCTACCGCATCCTTGGCGAGGAAGACACCGCGACAGAAGCGGCGCAGAACTTGGCACGCCTGACCACGAACGAGCAAGAGCTTCAACAGTGGACAGACATTGCCGCTGGCGCTTTTGCGGTGTTCGGTGACGCTCTACCTATCACCAACCTTGCCGAGGGTGCCCAAGAAGCCGCTTCCACCGGACAGGCCGTTTCTGGCCTATCCGATGCCCTCAATTGGTCGAAGATTTCCGCCGACCAGTGGAGCGCGGCGCTTTCCGGCAACTCTGACGCGCAAGCAGCGTTCAATCAAGCGATAGCAGAGGGTCAGACGAAAGAAGACGCGTTCAACGCCGCCCTCGCGTCGTGCAGTGACCAGCAAGAGCGGTCTACGCTCATCACCGAAACGCTCAACGGGCTTCTCGGCGAAGCTGGACAGCAGTACCAAGAGACGAACAAAGACCTTCTCGCTTCGCGCGACGCGCAGAACGAGATGAACCAGAGCATGCAGGAACTCGGCGAAGCGGCCTTGCCCGTCAAGACCGCCGTAACCGAGATCGGGACGAGCCTTCTTAACACGCTCGCGCCCGCGCTCGAAGCCGTAACGGGCTGGTACAAGAACCTAACGCCAGAGCAGCAGACGCTTGTTAATAACCTCGCGCTCGGCGCGGTCGCCTTCGGCGGCGTGACAACCGCCATTGGTAAGACGATGGAAGCCGCAGAGGGCGTGGGAAGCGCCTTCAAGACCGCTGGCGAGCTTTGGGGCGGCGCTAAGAAGCTCATGGGCGATACGGGCTTTCTCAGCAAGATCGGAACCGGCTTCTCTAACATCGTCACCAAGGCGGGCGGTCTGGGAAGCATGCTCACCGGCACGCTTTCTAGCGGCTGGACGGGCTTTACCGGGCTTATCGCCGCTCACCCTATCGGCCTTGGCGTTGCCGCCGTGTCCGCTGCCGTCGCTGGCCTTACGTGGTTCTTCACGCAGACAGAGACTGGCAAGCAGATGTGGTCTGACTTCACCGGCTGGATTTCGGAGAAGTGGCAAGCCGTGCAGGATTTCTTCGCTGGCGTACCTGAGTTCTGGGGCGGAATCTGGGAGCAGGTCAGCACCGGCGTTTCGGATTTCTGCACCGGCGTTGGCGAGAAGTGGGAGCAGTTGAAGCAAGGCGCTTCCGACACTTGGGAGAACATCAAAACCGGCGCTTCGAACGCTTGGAACGATCTTAAAACCAACGTCGGGAACCTCGCGCAAGGCGCGGTCGATACCGTGTCTAACTGGTGGAACAACCTAACCGGCAACACCGATTCGGCATTCGGGCAAATCGCTTCCACGGTTCAGAACGACATGAACACAGCGAAGACCGTTGGCAGCTCTGCGGCTGGCGCTCTGCAAGCCGCGATGAACGGCGACTGGGAGACGGCGAAGAGCCAAGCGGCAAACGCCTTCAACGCGATTAAAGACAACATCGGCTCGAAGCTTGACGCTGCCGAGAGCACGGCGGTTAGCATCGCAGACCGCATCGGCGACAAGCTGGGATTCCCCGGCCTTGGAGCTAAGGTGCAGGGCGTTTTCGACAGCATCAGGGGCTTCATCGAGAACCCGATTGAAAGCGCGTGGAACGCGATTTCTAGCATTCCGCAGAAGATCATGAACGCCTTTGGCGGAATCAAGATAAGCATTCCGAAGCCGAAGCTTCCGCACTTCAACGTCAGCTGGAACGAGTTCGGCCCGATTTCGCTACCGAGCGTGAGCATCAGCTGGTACGCGCGCGGCGGCTACTTCGATGAGCCGTCAATCGTCGGCGTTGGCGAAGCTGGCGGCGAGTTCATCGCGCCTGAGAAGCAGTTGCAAGGCTTCATCGAAACATCGGTAAACCGCGCCTTCGCGCGGTTCGCCGACGCGCCGAGCCAGCCCGTTAACGTCGCCGTGACGGTTTACGCAACGGTCGCTGACGGAGTGGACGCATACGAGACAGGCCAGCAGATCGGCGCTGGCATCGCAAGCAAGCTGAAGCAAAGGGGGGTGCCAGTTGCAACTTAGACGGACTAGGAACCAGCACGACCGAATCATCTTCAACGGCACCGATCTATCGAAGCTGGTTTACTGCAAGGTGCGCCGCCCCATCATGGCGACCGTCAACGCGACGTTCGAGAGCGTGCCGGGGCGGCATGGCGAGGTCTTCAAGAGCGCCTACCGTGGCGGCTACGACCTTCCCGTTGAGATTTGGCTTAGGACTGAAGACCGCCGCGAGGTCGCGGAGATGCGGCACAAGCTCGCGGCGGCTCTCTGGACTGACGAACCCGCGCCGCTCTACCTGCCCGATGACCCTACGCGCTACCTGCTCGCAATCGTGAGCGGCAGCACCGACCTAGACGAGATCACGGACGATTGCCCGACAACCACCGTGACTTTCCACATCGGCGACCCCGACTTTTACGGCCAGAAGCGCAGCATGGAGGTTTCGGCGGGCAACATCTACGTAAACGCTGGCGGCAACCGACCCGCATACCTGAAGGTCACGGCGAAGCCCGCCGCTGGCAGCATGTGGCGGATTACGAATGTCGATACCGGCGAGTTCGTGGCTATCAACACCGCGCTTACGTCTTCGAGCACCATACGGCTTGACATGGCGACCGAGCACGCGACGGTAAACAACCAGACCGCGCCGGTAACGATTGATTCGGATTACTTCGAGATCAACGGGCGCTGCCACCTGAACATCACCAACGGCACCGCGATTCTTGAGTGGGTGGAACGATGGCTTTAGTTAGACGTATCGGCTTCACCCGCTTCAACCGATGGGGCGACAATCTGGGGCGGCTCACGGTGAGCGCCGCGACGCACACCGACGCGCTGGACGGAACCGACGAACTGAACATCACGTGCGCTGAAGACCTCGTGAAGGGCGACCGCGTAGTTTGGATTGACCTTCAGGGCGTGTGCCACGAACACATCGTTGACACCATCGACCGCGTACACGACGATGACGGCGCGCCAGAGACGCAAGCCGTCTGCATCAACTCGGTTAACGAGACGTGGGATGACTGGCTTGACGATAAGCGGCCTTCTGGCAGCGTGTCGGTAGCCCTCACGTCCATTCTCGCAGATACGCGCTGGGAGGTTGGCACGTGCGATCAGGGCGGCACCGCTTCGCGCACCTTCTACCATGAGAGCGTGCGCGAGGGGTTGGCCGGAATCATCGAGACGTGGGGCGGCGAGCTTGAAACGCTCATCGTCCACGACGGAGCGCGCATCGTTAGCCGCCGCGTGGGCGTGCGCGCCAAGCGCGGCAACCAGCACAGCGCTAAGCGGTTCACGTGGACTAAAGACCTCGTTTCCGTCAAGCGCTCCGTTGCGAGCGACAACCCGAAAACGCGCGTCTACGGATACGGCAAGGGCGTTGAGACTGAGGGCGGCGGCTACGGTCGCCGTCTCACATTCGGCGACATAAACGGCGGCAAAGACTACGTGGAGGATGCCGAAGCTACTACCGTTTGGGGGCACCCTGACGGCGAGGGCGGCATTCTTCCCGCCGTCGCGTCATACGTCAACGAGCAGTGCGAAGATGCGGCGCAGCTCTTGCAGGAAACGCAAGACTACCTAGAGAAGGTGAAGGAGCCGAAAGTAACCTACACCGCTTCGGTTATCGACCTATACGCGTTCGGGCGCTCGTGGGAGGGCGTGGGCGTTGGCGATGACGTAGCGATCATCGACAAGGGCTTTTCTTCCGAGGGTGTGCGACTTCATGGCCGCGTGTCTCAGATTGAGCGAGACTTGCTCACCGGCGACGCGACCGTGACGTTCGGCACCCTTACTGACAACATGGCCGACATGTGGCAGAGCGTGAGCAACGCGTTAAAGAGCAACAGCCAACAGAACGCAATCTATGACGCTGCGGCGGGCACGTCGGTTTCGTGGCTTCAGCAGCTTCAGGCCGCGCTAAACGCTCAGTTCAACGCTGTTGGAACCTACAAGGTCGAGACATTCGAGCTTGGCACGATGTGGAGCAACGTACCCATCGACGCTGAAACGGGCTTGCCGGTCAAAGCGACTTCGGGCATGTGGGCTGTCAACATTAACGGTATGGGCATGCGACTTGCCGCGAACCTCACCTCTGACGGTCAATGGGACTGGCGAACCTTCCTGACCGGCTCTATGGTGAGCGCCGACGCGATCAACACGGGTACCATGAGAGCCGAGCGCGTGCGCGCCGGTCTTCTGACCGACGAGAAGGGAAACAACTTCTGGGACTTGACCAGCGGCGAGTTCTCGCTTTCCGCAAGCGCCGAGGTTGGCGGCAAGACCGTTCAGGAAATCGCCGACGATGCGGCAAGCTCAGCCGTTGATGCTCAGACGCAACGCGACATATTCAACAAGCTGACCAACAACGGTCAGACACAGGGAATCTATCTCAGCGGGGGCAAAGTCTATATCAATGCCACCTACATTGAAACGGGCATCATCAGCGACAGATACGGTCGCAGCACGTGGAACCTCAATACCGGTTCGCTCACGACAAACTACATGACGGCAAACAACATCGACGCTAACGGTACGTTCGAATGCGGCTCGGCTTCCAACCTTATACGTCTCGCAAGTGGTGAGATTACAGGCCATGAGGACGGCACACAGATTGGGTGCGTTGACTTTTCGGCACATATGCGAAACGTGAGCACCGGCAAGCTAACAACCGGCCTTCAGTTGACGGGAAACCAGCATATACGAATCACCACGCCGCTTATTTCCGCCGCTGCATCTAGCAGCGAGAGCACCACGACAACGCATGCAATCACGAAAGATTGCACGCTGCACTACATCAGCAAGATTCAGGATGACGGCGACGGCACGATTACATGGTGGAACGCAACGCGAAGCATCGACTTTGTAGACGGCTTCTGCACGGTATGCAACTTCGACTAGGAGGAACGATGAGCAAGACCCTTTATCACATGCTGCACGACCCGATAGGCAACTGCGAAGCGATGGTGACCGAATACGACGAAGAGCTTATCAACCGAGCTGCGAACAACGGAATGATTTTCATTGCAGTTGACGAAGACGGAAACCGAACCGTCGTGCAGCCGGAAGACGTGAAGGAGCCAATCAACGACGATCAGCCCTTCACGCTCGTTCAGCCCTTGTACGTCGATGACCGCATGAAGGCGGTTGTCGATGTGTTCGACGCTCTGGCCGCGAGCGTGCCAGCCGCCGCGAGCGCGGACGTGCAGCCCGTGTCTAGCAAGGCGCGATCTGCTATGAGCTTCGCCGACGCGCTCGAAGCCCTCCGCGCGCTCGCTTACGGAACCGGCGAGGAAGGCGGCGAGTGATGAGCAACACACGGACGCTTGAACTCGATATCTCGAAGGAGGGCGCGGGAACTTGCATCAAGGTTGGTCAGGGCGACGATGGCGGAACCACCATCAAGGCGCTTATCTATGACAACGGCGCTGAGTTCTCGCTGTCCGGCGCTACGGCATGGCTTGTCGTGCTGCTTCCTAACAAACGCAACTACTATCGCGGCCAATGCTCGGTGAGCGGAAACGCCGCCACGATCACGGTTGACGAATCGAAGCTTTGCAGCGTGTCCGGCTACACCGACGAAGCCTATTTCACTATCACGAAGAGCGGCAAGATCTATTCGACTGAGCGCTTCGCAATAGAAATCCTGCGCAGCGCTCTTGACGGGCAGCAGCCCGCGCAGAACTGGGACGATGCCGTTCAAGACCTCATCGACCGTGGAGAGACGGCGGTAAAGAACGCAAACAGCGCGGCGAGCGCGGCGAGCAGCGCCGCTGGCAAGGCCAACACGGCGGCTAGCACCGCGAACAGCGCGGCTACGAACGCGAACAACGCGGCTGATGCCGCCAACACCGCCGCATCTGCCGCCAACACGGCTAAGCAGAACGCCGACGCTGCGACCACGGCTGCGAACACCGCCGCATCTGCCGCCAACACGGCTAAGCAGAACGCCGACAAGGCGACCGCAAGCGCCAACGCCGCCGCGAGTGCGGCTAACACCGCTGCCGCGAGCGCGAACGCCGCTGCGGCGACTGCAAACGGCGCGGCAGAGGATGCCACCGCCGCAGCGCAGAACGCGCTTAACATCGCAAACTCTATCGCGGCTATCGAACCGCCGTCAGATGACGAGGTGCAAGAGCTGCGCGACGAGAACGCGACGCTTGCGACAGCCCTTGTCGAGCTTCAGGACGGCTACATAGTCCTTGGAGAAACGGCGTACATGCCCACAAACAGACGAAGCGCCCTATCCGGCGAGACGATCACGGTTGCGCAAGCCACCGTGAGCGGCGAGACGGCGACGCTCAACTAAGAAGGGAGACTATCAATGGCTGATTTGTCGAAGTTTTCTATCAATGGCACAGCGTACAACCTGAAGGACACTTCAGCGCAGAGCAAGGCCGATTCTGTCACGACCGCCGAGGAATACGACCGCCAGCACAACATCAACGCTTACGCGGGGCGCTCGCTCGCTTCGGTCTTCGCTAACGAGATCGGAAGCACCGATATTTACACGTGGCTTCGAAACCGCGCGCGAAACGCCAACTTCGCCGGTCTGCGCATCGGCGACTACATCGACGTTCCCGTTGCCGAGGGCGCTAACGTGCCCGCGCAGACGGTGCGCTACCGCATCGGCGCTATCGACCAGTATTACCAGTGCGGCGACACCGCGAAGGGGCATCATATCGTGATGGTGCCGAAAGCGCCCGTCACCGTGAAGGGCGACAAGGCATCCAACACGAGCTACCTTCAGTGGCGCGAGACGAACGACAACAACGGCACCGCCGAAGAGAAGCACCCATACTTGTGCTCGAAGCTCCACGATTGGGAGATCAACGATTTCTTGCCCGCGCTGCCGTCCACGCTTCAGAGCGCCATTCTCGCGCAGCGCGTGCTTCTCGAAGAGCGCTATTCGTCTTCGGGAAAGCTCACCGAAGCGAGCGGTTGGAGCTGGGCGGACTTGGGCAAGATTTGGTCGCCCTCAGAGATGGAGGTTTACGGGTGCCCGGTCTGGGGAAGCAATGGCTACTCTGTCGGCTTCGATTCGCAGTTCCCCATCTTCACGGACACCGCAAGCCGCATCGTGGGCGGTCGCGTCAATTGGTGGCTGCGGTCGGTCATGGGCGGGTCTTCGTCTGGTGCGTGCTA